CCGCCCGCTTCCTTGCGGGAATTGAGGATGGATCCCCAGTCTGAATCGACGGCGCTGGAGTCGAAACCGAACAATTCGTCCATGCCGGGGATTTTCAGCAGGCCCTTGAGCAATGTCGCCACCACCCATTCCATGCCCGCTTGCAGATAGACGATGGGCGTGTTGAAGGCATCAAGCAATGCCGCGCCGAACCCGGCCGCCACGCCAAGAAGCGTCATGCCGAGGCTCTTCCACATCGACCCGTCGGTGAGCAGGTGCCAGAAGAACGAGATGGCATAGCGGAATCCGCTCACCAGCGCGTTGATGCCGGCGGCGAACCCGAGTTGGAGCGAGGACGTGATGAGGTCGAGAGCTTGACCGCTCTGGAACACCCCAACGACGAACTGGACCGCCTCCTTGATCCGCTTCCCCGCTTCGGCCGCCATTGGGGTGAGAGTGGCAACCAGTCCGATTGCCTGCTCGATGAGAGGCCGAAGCGCGTCGTTGATCGGCTGGCCGAGGGTGAGGAACACTTCGTTGAACGTGTCCTTGAGCGTGGAGAATAGGCCGGAGGTGGTCTTGCTCTGCGCCTCCATCATCCCGGAGAACTGGCCCCCTTTCGAGGTCATCGAAGCGAACGCCTGCTCGATCTGGGGAAACCCAACCTGACCGGTCTCCACGAGCTTCTTGACCTGGGAATCCGAGACGCCGAACTGCCGCGCCAACTCGCCGATGATCGGGATGCCGCGCCCCGTGAGCTGGTTGATGTCCTCGGCGAACAACCGCCCCTGGACCCGCGCCTTGCCATAGAGTTCGGCGATTTCATTGATCGGTGCCTGCACGCCCGCCGACACGTCACCGATGCGCCGCAAGGTCTCTGGCACGGTGTCGGCAGACTCACCGAAGGCGATGAGCTTGCGGCCGGCGTCGGCCAACTCCGGAAACTCAAACGGCGTCTCGGCCCCGAGTTCGCGGAGCTTGGCGAGCGTGGCCTCGGCCTTCGCGGCGTCACCAATTAGGGTGGCAAAGGCAACCTTCGTCTGCTCGAAATCCGCAGCGGCGGTGACCGATTTCATGCCCACCCCCACCGCTGCCGCCGCACCTGCCATCGCCGCGCCAATCCCCGCCGTCATGGCGACCATCCCGCCTTTGCCAAGTCCGGCGAGACCCGCGCCCGTAATTTTGCCCATACGGCGGGCGGAAGCACCGACAAGCTCGGTGGCACTGGCCAAGGCCCGCTTCAGCGAGGTGATGTCGGCTCCAAGGGTGACAGTGAGGGCGCTCATGCGCCGGGGGCGGAGTCAACCGGTAGAAGGATGATCGTTGGCACCGGCTACCAGGAGTACTGAAACTGGGTTGAGTTTTGTAATCAAGTTGGTCGTTTCGACTTAGAGCGGGTAGCTGGTTATCCAGGCGCGGTGGTTCTCGTAGGTTGCAAATCTACTACTCAACATTGCTTACTTGATTTGGATTAGTGCTAATAATAAATGGGTAACCCTAATCGATGAGGCAGGTAATCGTTTGGGAACTTGTCATGCATTCAAAACACCCACCTGGAGGTTCCCGGAATCCTGTTGAGAAACCCAGCCTTCGGAGTTGGGAGAATGCCTATGTGTGTTCCGTCATGCTCGCCGAAGACATGAACGCTGGAGTGATTTTTGAGGATGTATATCCGTCCGTTGTTAACGGAGATGCAAGCATCTGATCCGATTCCGGTCGCAATATGCTTCAACGATCTGTCAGCCAATTCGTAACGGTAGAAATCCGCTGGCTTTTTGGTATCCGCGAGCTGTGTCCACAGCATGAAAACAAACGACTTGGAATCATCAGACCAGATGCCATGCCCAATCTGTTGGGGAATCTTTACCTGTGGCACAACATGTTCAACTTTAAGCGTCTCCGTATTGATTACCACGATCTGAGCGTCGGTCTCGCCTCCATCTGGTTTGAACTTGCGCTCTGCCCAGATCCATTTGCCGTCCGGACTGACACTCAAGCCTGGATATGAGTAGTCGATATCCGTGAAAGTTCCGTGCCTTGATGTGCCATCTTGTCCAAGGACATAAATCGTGACCGAAGTAGTGCTTTCCATATCAGTGAGCGCAAAAATTATCCTGCCACTTTCTGGCCAGGCCATTTGTTCTACCGAGGAGTCCGCCTTGGCCTTGGTGAAGACCACACGATCATCGCCGCTTTCCAATTTTCGGACATGGAGGTGCTTGCGACCCTCCCAGTATGCGATTCTTGTAGCATCATCTGAAAGCGCGTATACGCCCCGTTCATGAAAAGCCGCATCGAACCAAGGCAACAGCGTCTTGCTCACCTCGTTACCGTCCTTGTCTCTCCTTCTCAATACGAGGCTGGCGTTTGGTGTCTGGCCGTCCTGTGCCATGGTGAAAAACGCCGAGCTTACTTTCGGCATGTGACCACTTGAAACATTCTTGCAGATAGTTTCTCGATAGAAACCTGGCGAAGGAATCCTGTTAATAGTTTTACCGGATGAGTAATCGAATACCTCCAAGTCAGGACTGGGGTTCCCAGAGAGGCCGCAGCCGGTTAGCAGTACACAAAAGGCTAAAGTGAGCATTTTCATGGCATTTAGGCTAACAGTGGAATTAGTTCACGAACTAACAAGCGCACAATGCGTGCGCGCGCACACGTGCGTGAGTCATTTCGCCGATTTTCCAGCCGCCGCAGTCGGGACAGGTCTTTGTCATGGGCGTGATTCTTTCGATCTCGATGCCACCCGTCAAGCGGATTCAGCGGCCCTGTCCGGCCTTGTGCCTGGAAATCGTACCTGCCGGGGGCGAAGGCCCGCTTGCGATCAGGACGCTGCCGAATTGCCCCACTTCAACCGCAGAAGCTCCAACTGCTCCCGCAGGCTGATTTGCCCCTCACCCGTGCTGCTCCAGTGCGCCCGCACCCCATTGCGCCGAAGCAGGCAGTGTTGGTATTGGAACATCCGCGCCAGCGGCATGAACAGAATCCGGTCCTCGGGCCAGCCGGTTTCGGCGGCGATGGCGAACACCTGGGCGGCTAGGAAACCGGGCTCGTCGCATGGCGGGGCTTTTTTCCGCCGATTCCGGCCACGGGATCCACTTGCGCCGCCTCCAGTTCACGGCTTTGTTCCTCCAACCGCTTGAACGCGGTCTGGAAATCCCCCGGAGTCAGGCCACCGCAGAAGATGAGCGCGGCCTCCCTGAATGCCTGGTCGTTGAACGACGCCCGCACCACCTCGGGCCAAGGGGCGCAGTGGGTATAGACAAATCCCATGATCGCGGAAGTGAACTCTGGCGTACCCTCGGCTGGTGTCTCGCCCTTCACCAGCGGGTTGCCGGTGCGCAGGAGCACGTCGTAGCTGGCCAGGGAGAGTTGACGCATGGCGTGGCCACCGACGATGACCTCTACGTCATGGAAGGCGGCGGATAGATGCTGTTGGCGGTCGGTATCGTTCATGGGGATTTCAGAGGTAGCGGAGGAACATGTCTTCGGTGGCGGGGCTGGCGTTGAGCGGGATGAAGGCGACCTTGCCCCGGCGCTTGATGCAGGCGAGCGGCACGTCCTGCTTGACCTTGTCCACCAGCCGTTCCCGGTTGAGCAGGGCGCACTTGATGTAGGCGAAAGGATGCTCCGGGTTGGCCAGGTGCCAGGCGTCGTCATGCCACGCGGCGATGAGTTCCTTGGTCTGGAATTTCCCGTCCGGACTGGCCGGCTCGAAGAACCAGACCATGCGCTCGCCCCGGATGCCGTCGCCGACGACGCGGACGAACGGCTTTTCGGCGAGCGGGATGCCGACGGCGGTGAGGGCGGCGGCCAGACAGGTGTTGCTGGTGGCGGTGGACGATAGGTGGGATACTGCGTTCATATCGGAATCTTGGGGTTACGGTGAAGGTCAGGCCCCCAGCGTGAGGAAGGGGTAGTGGATGGCGGTGATGTCTATTTTCTCGAAATCCTCGTTGTTCATGGAACGGCTGATCTGCATGGCGATGGTGGAGCCCCCGGTAACCACGAGATGGGTCGGAATCGCGTTGGCAAGCGCCAAGGCCGCGCCGATCTTGCCATTGAACGGCGACGTCTTCGGAACGAGACCGGAGAGCTTGATGTCCACCTTCGATTGGTAGAACGCGAGGCCGATGATTTCACCGCCCCTGTCGAGAACGGGTTTGTCCTGCTGGGAAAAATCAAACGAGTTGTCATAGATGATGATACCCGACTGCTCGTTCGGGATGCCCCAGTTGCCGGTGATGCCAAGAGTAGTTGCGGCCATGCCACGGCTGGCGTGTCAACCGCGATCACACCGCCGACACGACCGCCTCATAGCCCAGCACGGTTTCGCGGCCACGGGCTTCGTCCGGAGTGGTGACGCTGTCGCGGCCGATCAGGTCGTGAAGAAGGAAGGTGGACGAGTCGAGCGCCGCTTGGATCGCCGCCTTGCCTTGGAGGATCGCAACGAGCATCCCGGCCCACAATGCGTGATCTGCCGCCGTAGTGTCGTCCGCCTGGGAGAACAAATGCACGTCTAGCTTCACCCTGGCGGTGTGTGGCAGTGCCGGGACCGGCTTGGATTCAGTGGTGTTGAGCACCACGCATGGGCGGCTGCGCAGTTCGTCGCGATTGGCGACATGGACCGGCATGGTGGATGGAAAATCCTCGGGGCGATTGGCGTCGATCCATTCGGCAAGCAGCGAGGTAAGGCGGTCTTCGATCAGGTTGGGCATCTTGCCCGGTGGGGCGAAGTCAACCCGTTCGCCGCATGGATCGGTTCGTCCGGTCGGAGATTTTCTGCAACGACGTGGCGAGCGCCTTGCGCAACCTGGCCGCCGCGATCCGGAGCGCGATCTCAATCCCCTTGGAGGTGGTCACATCGTCGATGTAGTCGAGCTTGTTGATGAGCGTGACGGCTGGCTTGTCACCGGTCTTCACGGTGGCGGTGCCGGGTGCCTGCCGGTGTCTCGTTGCCCACTGAGCGGCTCCCCGCACCCGCCCGCCGATGGCCTTGGCCGCATTGATCCACGAGCCCTTGGCAAAGCCGACCCGCTTCATGACTTTGGTGATGTAGGAGTCGAGTGCCTTCGGACTGGTCACCACCTGGAGCGGCTTTTGTCGCTTGCTCACATTGCCGTAGCCCGTGCGGGCGTGCTGATGCAGGCTCGGGTCAAGCCGCCCAACCGACAGCGTGTTCCATTGAGAGTTAGACTGCCGGAGGATCTGCCCGGCGCGGGCGAAACGGCGGTTCTGGATGTTCGCCCAGAACGTGTCCGCTGCCGCCGCATCGGATTTCCGGATTTCGGTGAACGCGTCCGACGGCAGCGCGAACACCCGGTTGATGTCGCCAACCACCGCCTTTTCCCCGCGCTGTCTGGCCTTTTCGGAGAAGCCAAACGGCCGGGTGTTGCGGGCGAGTTCCACGGCCAGGCCCCGCGCCTCCTGCTTCACCAACGATTCCAGCGACCGGCCGACCTTTTCCGGGTAGCGTTTGAGCAGGCGGGCCACGGTGAAGCTCCCCTGCATCCTGGCCGTGTAGCGAATGTAGCCGTCACTCATCGGTGCTGGTCAGGGTGATGGTGAGGAGCGGCGAGCGCGGGTGGCTGGACACCTTGGCGATGCGATAGGCCGCGCCGTCCACCACGAAGCGTTCGCCCATTTTCGGCATCGCCGCCGGGAACGCGGATTTGGCAACCCGCACGCTGAGGTCAGGGGACTCCACAAAGCCGCCCATTTCGATCTGCTGTTCGCTGCGCAGCCGACTAACCAGCACAGACAGATTGAGGTTGTTCCAACTCGCCGCCGTGCCGTGTTCGCATAGCAGCCGCAGGAAGTCAGCGAGGATTTCCGATTCAAGTCCCATGCCCGGGGTGATGCTGTCAAAATGAAACACCCTCCCCGGAACTTTCCAGAGAGGGTGCCCCACATGCCAGGCTACCAAAAGCGGTTCAGGAATACTCGCCCGCGACCAGATTGACGCGGCAGGCGGCGGTGCCGTCGAGTTCGATAAGGGCCGGCCCCTCATTGACCACGAACACGGTTGGCGCGTTGGTTTCCTTGGTGGCCGCACCGACCGGGATCTGACCGAAGGCGACCATCAGGTGAACCATGTCGCCTGGGGCGAGGGCCAAGCCAAGGTTGGCGTTGAGCGTGATCGAAACCCCGGCCTGAACCGAGGCAACCACGCCACGAACGCCGGTGCCGGTGACTGCGGAGAACAGCACCACCACATCATTGGCAGCCGCGCCAGCGTATGGCACGCAGTTGATGACGGTTTGGTTGGCGGCACTGGTGGCGGTCACGACCGTCGATTTTGACGGCAACTTGAAGGCAAGCAGCGAAGCCGCCTTGTCAGAAGTGGCGTTCACATACTGGATACGGATGCGGTCGCGCCCGCTGGCCGGGACAACGACGCTGCTGAGGGTGGATCCGGCGTTGCCGGTGAAGCTGAATGGAATCATGGTGGTGATGTGTTGGTGGTTAGGGGAGATTGGCTCACGGTTTCACGAGGCGCTTGAGGGCGTCGGTCTTGGCGGCAACGAAGCCGTAGAGGCATTCGATGGTGACGAAGACCTTGTTGGCGCGGGTGTCGGTGAAGCGCAGGTAGCCGAAGGTCATCCCGGTGTTGGGATCGGTGACCGCCCCGGCCTGCTGGTATTCGGCGACCGGCTGGAGATAGCGCATGGCCACCGCGACCGCGCTCGGATGGACGGCGAACCCGACGAGCTTTTCGGCGTGGTCGGACGGGATCACCACCGTCTCGTGAAGGTCGAAACCTGCCAGCCGCTTGATGAGGGCGTCGGTGACACCGGGGGCGCTGAGATTGAGGTTGAAACTCTTGGCCACCACGTCATCGGCAAGCAGGTTGGTGTAGTAACCCGCATCGAGCACCAGCGACCGGGGCGAGGCGGGCATCTTGGCGTTGCCGCAGGACTCGCGCAGGTTGAGCACCTTCTTGTAATCGAAGTTGGAGGCGGCGAGCGCGGGAATGCCCGGGGTGCCGAAGTTGGCGGCGGTGATGACCGTCATGATGTCGAGCAACACGTCCTGAGCAAGCTGTTGGGCGGCGGTTGCGACCAGGGTATCAAGCAGGTCCATCGAGGTTTCCGCACTCTCGCGGGCGGTGACGTGGACGGTCTTGAACTTGTGGCGGTTGAGTGTCACCGGGATGGTGGTGACCGTCGAATCCGAGTTGGCGGTGTAGTCACCCGCGAAATCGCTCGACCCGGACGGTGCGCCGACGAGCGGCACGCGGACGGTGTCGCCCTTGTCGGCCTGCTGGGGGCCGAAGTTGGTGGAGAACGAAGTGACGGGCATCAGGTTCGCGGTGAAGGGCATGAGCGCCTTCTGGGCGACCTTGATGTCTTTGACGTTGGTGAGGGTGTTGGACATGGTGTGTTAGTATTGGGGTTGGACTACGGGCTGAATCAGGCTTGGTGCTTGAGGATGAGGGCTTGTTGTTCAGGGGTGAGCTTGCGCCAGAAAACGGTCTGGGCGGCGGGATCGGTGATGGCGGCGAACTGGGCGTGAAGCTCCGCTGCCTGCGGCTGGTCACCGGCGGGAGTGACACGGGCCGGGAGCGTGGTGCCGGTGGAGGCGACGACGCGGGCAACCTCGGTCTGGACGCGGGTATCGAAATCCGCCTGGGCGCTCTGGAGTTCGGTCACGCGGGTTTGCAGTGCGGTGGCGTTGCCGGTAGCGGTGTCGCGCTCGGCTTTGAGCGTGTCGATTTCGGCGGTGAGCAGGGCGAGTTGCCCGCGCAGCGAATCCTGGCCTGTGGACGCTTCGGTGAGCAGTTCCGTCTGGGCTTGATAGTCCCGTTGGAGGTTGGCAACCTGGGCGAGGGCTTGGGCGAGTTGGTCTTCAATGGCAGTCATGGCACGGGAATGCTTGTCAACCGCAGCGTGATAAACCTTGAGGCGTCGCATGGCTTCGGCGCGGTCCGGGACCATGCCCGCGAGGTTGAAGCGCTGGGCCTGTTTGCCGCTGAATGTCTGGCCTTCCATGGCATCGGCCGGGATCGAGCGACCCTCGGCAAGCACGGCGGCGTGAAACTCCCCGGCGACTTCCGCGAGGTTGGAATTGATCAAATCCCGCTGGTCGTCGGTTAGGGGAGCGCCAGGCGCACCCATCGCCTTGTATTTGCCGACCGCGAACACCTCGACCTTGATCCCTTCGTTGGCGAGCGCGGCGGAATCATCAATCACAGCCTGCACGACACCGATGGACCCGACCTGGGCGGATGGCGTGGCGTAGATGGCGCGGGCTTGGCTGGCGATCCAGTATGCCGCCGAACACATGAGGCCGGAGGAAAACGCATAGACCGGCTTTTGCTTGTTGAGTGAAGCCACGGCTGCGGCGAGTTCTGGAGTGCCTGCCACGGTGCCGCCCGGCGAGTCGATGTCGAGGAACACCGCCTTGATGTCGTCGCGCTGGCCCGCCTCACTCAAGGCCGCGCCGATCTCGTCGGAACCGGTGGCACCCATCAGCACGCGGGCGAAGAGGTTGGGCTTGCGGAGGATCGGTCCCTCGATGGACACGGAGCCGATGCCATCCTGCACGGTGAGCAGCGGGCTTTGCGGACGGGACTGCGGCAGCGGGCCACCGCGTTCATTGAAGGCACGGACGGCCAGCGCCATCGAGCGCAGGGCTTCGGGCTGGATCAGCCAATCACCGGGAAGTAGGAGCGGATTCACGCCCCGGCGGCGATGTCAACGCGGGCTGCTGCAAACTTGATGAACCTGACGGCTTCCAGAGCATGTCCACCGGCACCCCGTATTTCAGGGCGGTGTCCAGGATCATCTTCGCGTCGGTGGCGCGGCGTTCGATTTCCTCGCCGAAGTCCGCGCCGAGTTCCGCGTAGTGGTCGCTGAGCGTTTTGAGACCCATCTCCACGTCGGAGCGGTTTTGTTGGGCTTCGCGGCCCGCGTCCACGGTGACCCGCTTTGGACCCACAATGGAGATTTTCCACCACCCCGCCATAGGCGGCAGCAGACCCCGACTGATGGCGTCGCCAATGACGTAGGCCCATACCGGCTGAATGAGGCGGCGTTCGAGAATCATCTGGCGGAACGAAAACCGCCGGTCGGCCTTGGCCACGATCAAGCGCACGCCCGCGCCGCCGATTTTGCTGGAGTCGGCCGCGAACTCGAACGGGATCACCCCGAGGGCCGCGTCACGCCGCAGATGTTCAAGAAATCCGGTGAAGGTGGGCGACGGGCGGTTGGATTGGAAGCTGTCGAGCGATTCATCCGGCTTCAACGCCACCAGCTTGCCACCGACGATGCGTTGCAGGGACACCGGGTCACTGGATTCCGAACCGCCAGCCGCACCACCGACCACGAAGTCCCCGTTGTCGTCCAGTTCGCCACGGGCGGTCTTGAGGATGCGCGACACATCGGCGTTGTCCTTGACCGCGTGTTTCTCCAGGGCGAGCAATTCCATTTCATCCAGGACATGGTTGATGGAATGCTGGATCGTGGGATGCGACCTGACGCCGCCGGCCCACTCGGGTTCGTGGACGTGAAGAACCGCCTCGGCCGGAAGATCACGGGCTTTGCCGCCATCCTCCAATACCCGGTAGAAGATCGGTGCGCCCCAAGCGTCGAGACCCACGCCGTCGATGGTTTCCTTGGAGCCGAATTCGTCGCCGATCCGGTGGGACTCGATCAACTGGATGCGCGGCTCGCCCTCGCCGTCGCGGGTTTTGTGAACGAAGTACTCGCCGTCGATGTCCATGCCCCGGCAGACGAGCGACTGGCATTCCTGAAACGAGAACCGCCGTGTCACCTCGCACCGTGCCGACCAAAGTGCGAAATACGCCTCGGCTGCGCGATTCCAATCCGGCTTTGCTGATTGCGCCTGAACGCGGATGCCGTCGCCGGTGGAATAGATCGCCATATTGGCGACCAGTTCCCTGACAAACCCGCTGTTCTTGTGGAGATAGCGAGCCTTGCGGACCAATTCGGTGCGCACGCCGGGGGTGAGTTCGTTGCGCGAATCGGTGGGCGAGGCACCCGGCACCGAACCACGGCGGGGCGACCAGTTGGCAGCCTCATACGGCGACCCCCACGCCTTGGGCACGAGGACTGGCGGCAGT